ATGGCAGTGACCAGCAGTTCTTAGCTGAGCGGACGTTTGGCCCACGATAGATCAAGGGGAAGTAACCCTCTGGATCAACTGCAAAGCCAGACACAGTTACATTGGGTACTGGCACGGCAGAATTACCGTCTGTGCGCCATTTCCAGTTAGCTTTGATAGGTTCAATCACAAACTCAAGAACTGTACTTAAGTCGTGACAATTGATCGAATACTTCAATTTCTGATGGAGGACACAGAGGCCGAAAAGCTGGATGAGAAAGCCAAGGCTTATGTGGACCGCCTGCTTTTAAGGTTGATGACGTCACCAGCCTTGATGTCCTTTTTAGAGGCAACTCAGCTACTAAAAGAGGGCGATGACTACATAGTCGAACTGCTCTTCAGAAAAGTTCCTGAAGAGCAGGTCGATGTCATCAAGCAATTTATTGCTGAGCCAAACACATCTTTTGCTTTTGAGCAGAGAGGCCAGACTCATTTTGCCTTCAGAGTCAAACTAGCTCCAAAGGATCTTGTGGATGATTCCGGGCAGGGTCCAACAACTGGTGTTGGGGAGTGATATAGACTAGTCTCCCCATGAGAAAGTCTTTCACAATCTTACGGCACATATGGCCGCGTGACTTGACGCTGCGAATTGACAGGTCATCACGAACCTTGTCCAGAAGCTTACCATCATCACTTTCCAATCTGAAGGCGATGATGGCCTCTTTACCTGGCCGCTTGGCTTTGACTTTACCTTGTTCTGTCATGGTTAAGAGAACATACTCTACCCTAGTTTACAAGAAAATATGAAATTTAGCACCATAGGAACAGAGCTGCTGCGCAGGATGGGCTTCATTGGTTCGGGTGACCCTGTCAGCTCGATTATTCCTCGTGCAAATACGCCTTCGGCTAACCAGGAGCTAGTCGACGACTTCATGGACGCTAGCCGCGTGGCTAATCCAGATACCTGGATGAAGTACGCGACTATCATGAAGCGTCCCTCATCCATGGATCAAGTGCTTGATCTTTGGGAGGAAATGGGCACCTGGGACTTGATGGCTGCTGCTCTTACCGAGCTTGTTGAGGAAGCTACTCAACGTGATCCTATAAACCCAGGAACACTTTGGTTTGAGTGCAACGACGCCCAGTTTGAGGATGACCTCAATGAAATGCTAGATTTGATTGGCGTTGAGGACATTCTCAACTCTCAAGTCTGGTATCTAGCTGCTCTTGGAAACCATTATGAGAAGATTGAGTATGCCCAAGGTGAGGGCGTGCTAGGTCTTCACTTCATTCATCCAAAGCTTGTTCGTCGTTACTGGCTTGAAAAGAATCGCCAGTGTATTGGTTTCAAATGGTCTGACAGAAAACCTAGAGCCAGCGATATTTTCGTCGCTGCCGATGGTGTGACTGAGATTCCTCGTGCGGCCATTGCCAGTTCACAAGGACGAGCTGAGGATCTCTGGTATCCGTGGGACATACTTCACATGCGTCGTATGTTTCGCATGCGCTCGTCTGAGTATGGCGAAGCTATCTATGATGAAGCTCAAGGCATCTACAAGAAACTACGCATGGCCGTGGACCAGATGGTTGTCCACAGAGCCCAGGTTCAGCCTGATCGTTATGTAATCAACATCGACGTTCAGGAACAAGCCCCTGCTGACCAGATGCGTACAGTACAGCGGTGGAAGCAGATGCTTCGTTCAAAGCAATCATTTGGTGCTGGTGCCACAGACAACCTGGCGGCTCCCACTGATTTTAAGAGCTTCTACAACCCATGGGCCCTTGATTCTGTCTTGTGGGTGGCCATGCCCAAAGGTTTTCAACACACTATCTCGAAACTGGCCGGTACTGCAAATGTGCCAGACGTCTATGACATTGAGTTGTTGACTGATCTCTTCTACTCAATCCTTGGCATGCCCAAGAGCTGGTTTGGTATTGGTGAATCCGGCGGACAGAACGCTCCATCAGGCAAGTCTTTGCTGGCTCAAGACATTCGCTTCCTCCGTAAGGTTCGTTCGATTCGCAAGCCAATCCTATCACAGTACACCTGGTTGGGTAATTTCCACGCGATCCTTAAAGGCAAGACCAATCTAGACTCGTTGAACATTCAGGCCAAGATGGCTGACATCGGTGGCCTTGAGGACCAGATGAAGCTAGACTTGTTGTCAACACAGGCCGACATTCTTGGAAAGTTGGCTGACGTAATGGCCGCATACAACCTACCAAAGGAAGCCTGGATTGAGTTGATCTTCAAGCGCTATCTTCGTCTGCCTGACAATGTAGTCAATGTCTTTATGACTGCCTTGCCAGCCCCAGTCGAGGCTCCAGCCTTTGAATCTAAGGGAAAGGCCGATGACTTGAAGAGAATCTTCGAGACCATTCGTTCCAGACTTGATCCTGAAAAGACTCAGATCATGATGAAGATCAAGGCTGCTGTGGAATCATCTAGCATCGACAATCATGTGAAGAAGAAATATCGTGGAGTGCCAGATGTGCTGTCTCTTCCTCAAATCAGAGCAGGTGACAGCATCATTGTGGGTGACAGCGCTCGTATGGTTGCTGGCAATGACTTCAAAGTGGACAAGTCAGCTTTGACAGGACCAATGAGAACTCTTAATGAGAATCAGCAGAAGCCTGTGGTACAAAAGCTGGTGATCAATGAGTCCACAGAACCCAAGCCAAAGACTGAGGAGAAGTCGCAAGGACCAGCTCCAGTTTTCGAGTCTAATGAGACTGACAACACAGCTTGGCGCAAGTACACTCGACTCCATAAATGACAACATCGACAGCCCATACCTTAAAGGGTCAGACGGTCACTGTTTCTGTTACTCTAACAGAGACTGATCCAGCTCTTACGTATTTGGCTGGAACGATAGATTGGGGAGATGGCACAACGACAGCCATACCCAGATCACTTAAAGTCAGCAATGAGTACTCTAGCTCATACACTCACACGTATGTCAACAAGGGTTTCTACGTAATAAAGGTTTCTGGCAGGAATTACAAGTCACCTCAGCCACAAACAGACCTTAACATCATCTATTTGGATGTGGGTGCAGCACCCATAATCACTGTCAACAGAGGGTTTCTAAGAGGTCCAGTGTTGCCTGACAACTCCTCAGTGGGTGACTGGGTGTTAAATGGCGGATCAGATGTTCAAGTTATCATATCTGATTTAAGGAACCTCTTACTCACACAGAAGGGTGAGCGCCTCATGAATCCTGACTTTGGAACTCAAATAAACAAGTTGGTATTTGAGCCAGACACATCAGTTCTAGAGGCCCAAGTTCAACAGGAGGTTACTCAAGCAATTGCAAAGTTTGAACCCAGGGTCAACATTCTTTCGGTCTCAACTGAGAGGCTGCCCAATGACAGACAGGTCAATGTTGCAATCCAGTTTCAAGCACTAAATCAGTTTCTCACTCTTGGTCTCAACTACTCATGACCAAAAAGCCAAAGTCAATCACCAAGTCAAAGATTATTCGACGTTTAATGACGGATTGCGAGTTGTCGTACGTTGATGCCAATAAAGTCCATGACTGTCTTGTTAGTACTATCGAAGAGGCTGTGATCAATCTAAACAAGATAAGTCTGGGTCATGTGGGCTCAATTACTCCCAAAGTAATTAAAGGAAAGTCTGTTTCGATGAATTTCAAAAGATCCAAGAAAGGAGTTGAGAAAGTACAACGATACTTTTTCTTGGACGAGAGAGTCAGATTCCATCTTAAGCTCTATAAGTCTTTTGCTGATAGGGTCGAATTCAATTACAACCCATGATTACTCCACTTATACTTCCAAAAGCCGCTGGTCTAGATTATGGCAACGGTGATGTAAGACACCTTACATCCACTGACGCAAACTCGGCCTCGACCATATCCTATGCCACACGTAATCTGGCTGAGAGAGACAATATCCTGGCTCGGGTAATAAACTCTATCATCTCAGAGGTCAATAATAAGGAGCAAATCATTGACTTGCAGGTGCCACGAATCTCATTGGCTGCATCGCAGTCAATCGTGGTTCTCAACTACAGAATTCCCAGTGGGTTTGAGGCCAGAGTGTTGAATGCTGTTGTTTCTTCCACACCAAGCAATCTGGTTCGACTGGAAGTATTGTGGTCCTCAGTTTATGGTGCTACGACAGGCACCTCTATTACCTCAACTCTTTCTGAGGTAAGTGGCCAAACTGTTTTCTATGGTGAAGGTGAGTTCATTGTAAAAGTCACCAATATTGGTAGCTCAACTGCAGCTGTTTGTGGCGATGTTCAAATCACCATGAGACCTGTGGCTGAGGTACAAGGTTCATTGCTGGTTCCAACACTCGTTACACCTATCAGCGGTGGTTCTGGAGCAGGTGAATCTGGTTATTCTGGCTTTTCAGGAGTATCTGGTTTCAGTGGAACAAGAGGCGCATCAGGTTTCAGTGGCTTTTCTGGTGAGACGGGCACAGATGCATTCACAACCACGAGTGCATTGTTTATTATGCCCTCACCTTCTTCGAATGTTACTGTTTCAGTAGCGGATACTAGCTGGATAGTGGCTGGCCAAGTGGTCTATGTTCAGACTGCTGGTTATTTCGTAGTCGCCAGCATTACTAATTCCACAACTGTCGTCCTGACTAACACAGGTTATGCTGGCAATGCAGCAGCGGCAACCAACATTACCTCTGGTAAGAAAGTAGGTCCAGCTGGCATTAGTGGAGCGTCTGGAGCATCTGCTTCTTCTAACACAATTACCACTGGTACCACAACAATCTCAACCAATTACACTGGAACAACCACCGCCGGATCTGGAAGTTATTTGGCTGTGACTAACGGCGCTAATAGCTATGTGGTGGCCACAACTACCTTGACAATTGGTGCCAACACATTTACTATAGTACAAGGTCAACTTTTGGTGATGCTGCAAAGTGGTGATTTGACTCTTACACTATCATCGCCATTTACTACATCTAATACCTTTACGACTGTAACGGTGGATGATGCATTTCAGGCCAGTGGACAAACGTTCAAAACAATAGTGTCTTCCTCTCAGCTAAAGATAACACTCCCTGCTGGATACACTGCTGACACTCGTGTGTCGATATCATTTATTGGTGTTGTTGTCACCTAGTTCACTCTGCACGTACTTATCAGGACAGTCTGGCCAATACTTTACAAAGCACTCTTTGATGAGTGCTCTATAACACTTAAATCTCTGAGTCATTGTCATGCTCGTGTTTAACATGGCAATGACTTTTTCTTTTATTGGATTCAAGTCAGCTGACTTTTCTAACATTCTACGAACAAGTTCACGGCCTAGTGGTCCACGGTAAATGGCTGTTTCACGTGGATCGTGTTTGTATGACCATGTCTTGAATCTGAAGAGTCGATTAAGCTCTAAAGGTGTCCATGGGTGATCTAGGGCTGACACAATCCAAGACCCCGTCTGGTCTTCTAAATAAACAGTGCACTCTCCAGAGTAACGTATTCCACCACCTATGGCGCTATTATCAATTTTCAGACGAATTTTTCCAATATTTATTTTTCCACATGTATCACCAGAGATAAAAGACAATACTAAGGATGCAGTTTGGGCTGAAACATCACTCGGATAGTTTGGCGTGGTGAAGTTTACATCACCCGAAGTTTTGGTAGTTGACCCAGGTGTTCCATCAGCATTTTTATATGTCCATGTGGCCGTTGTTGGTTGGAAAGTGTGTCCACCACTTGGAAATGCTGCATACTTAATTCCATTCTGATAAAAGAAGGAAAAATTCATGCTAGTCCAGCCGGTAGAAAGATACACTTCCCATGTAACCACTGTCGACTGAGTGGCTTCAAAATCGCATGTTACTCCAACATTTGGTTGAGCTTGACCCTCTGGGGCCAAACTAAAAGCTTCTGTATTAAGCTGTGTTGTTATTGTTGGAAGTCGTGGAACGCCATAAGGCGAAAGACTTGCTGGAATTCTGTAGATTATTCCGCCTGACCTTATCTGTAAAGTGACAGTTCCAACCTTATTGCCATATCGCGTGGGAACTGAATCATCATACGGCGTTGGAGCATTGTCAAACACGGGCTCATTTAGTACTGTGACACCCAAATGTGATAGGTCAATGGGCAGCGCCTCGTGATTTTTAAGATTCTGAAGAAGCTTATCAACACTGCTACTCAGAGTGTCTGTGGCTCTCTCTGTGACTAGATTTGATGAGTTCATGGCACGATCTGTGAAGGAACGTAGTAAAGTACGTTGTCAACTTTTATCACACTCACTCTTCCATTTGAGCCTGGCCAGGATTGACCCGCACTATCTTTGTAGGATGTTGCTGGGTTTGTTATGGCATGCCCCAAATGTGTTTGGCCATGTGTCTGCTCAGCGTGAGTTTCTAACAAATCTCTAATCTGGTTGATTCTCTCCTGCTGTGTGGCGAGTTCAGCCGAAGTTATGATTCGTGTGTTCATGGATTATAGACCACCGAAATAAAACCAGTTGATGATATAATAGTCACCCCAAATCGGTATGTGACTCCGTTGACAACGACAGAATATGCTCTGTCAACATCTTCAAAAGGTTGAATAGAAAGTTGAGTTACAATGGCTGTCTTGGCATCTGACGTCAGGTCACTGTTCTGTACGTCCAAGATTACAGCGGCCATGCCGGCCTCCATCTCATCTTGGTTAGTAAATAGAATGCCTTGAAAGCTGAAAGTATTAGACGCAGACTGGTATGACTCAAATGGGTCCAGACCTGTTGGAACAAGTGTTCCATATGTTATGCCAGCTGGAAGGTTAAAGACTAAGCCAGCGCCAATGGTATCTTGTTGGTTTACTATCCTTATTGAGTATGTACCAGCGTTAAGATACACTGTCTTTTGGTTTGATACCACTCCATTTTGTGTCCATACACCAAACCCGTGTTCCCAACCATTCCAACCATCTGCCCATGAGTTGTCTATGATAAGATTTCCATCAATGTACAACCAAGATGCATCATCTGAGTTTAAGTAGAAATTGTAATTTCCTGATGTCTCTACAATGATATCACCTGTGATAAGAGCGATGTATGGAACTCCACCAATAGGAAGCCATGAGTAGCCAAAATTGGCTTCAGACACTGAAAAGGTTTTTCTGAGGTCAATGAAGCTGGCCTGTGGGTTGACATGAATTCCAGGGCCATCACCAGCTGTCGCAAATTCATGCGCATAGTATCTTCCAGCTATTCTCTTTGTCGTGTCTGGTCTGTAGCCAAGTGATGGGTTACTTGGATTGATATACATGTTAGATATCAATCCATAGATTCTAACAAGAAGATTAGCTGTTGTGGGTATGAACTGTGGGTTCTGTGCCACAGGCAGATACACTTTTTGAGGGGTACCAGTATTAGCTTGGGCCCCTCCAATAACCAAACTGAACGGACTCAGACTATTACCACCTGAGTCTGCAAATAGATAGGACACAACACCTTCATCGTCATGAGCATCAATTCCTTTTGCTGCATGACGAGCGAGGGTGTTGTTTATTGCATTAACTTGAATTTGGCCCGATGAGGCCTGAGAGTCCGTCAGTAGTGGCGTATTCATTATCTAGTGGGTGGCTCTGGAAGCTCTTCTTCCTCCTCAGTGGCAGCCACACCCAATCTGTCAGCCAATGTCTCCTCGTCCTTGGCGATCTCTTCCTCTTCTTGCCCAGGAGCTGGTTCAAGAAGCATTGGACTAAGAGCATCATCAGCCTCAGACTTGGCCATATTTGGGTTGTCAGACGTGCCTTCCTTCTTGTCACCTTCTTGGCCCGGTTCTGGCATCTTTTCCAAGTACCAGTTGAATCCTTCGAGCATTTCATCGGCCTCTGGTCCCATGCCTGGGCTCTTTTGAAGGGCGTTACGAAGCACTAGGATCTCTCCGTAGGTTAACTCAGCACTATAGGTGTTGAACTGTCCAGCTTGTTTCTTTAGTTTCATGCAGCATTAACTACAGTTCTTGTCCTTATGAAAGAATTCCTAGGCAAGGTCAGGGATGGGGACTTTAGTCTGGATGACCCAGAGTTTTTGGACCAAGCTTTCAAGCATAGAAGATTTCTACGCATTGAGGGCACCCTAAGTGAGATAACATCAGTTCAAGACATCACTGAAGAGAACCAGATAAAGGAAGTAAGACTATCCAGCCGTGGATACAAGATGGTTGGCCGTAGAAAACTTTTTCGATGAACATCATAACGTTTCACAAGCACGTTGAGCTTCATTTTAACAAGAGCTCAGGCCAGTCAGTGTTCAAAGGTCTTCCTGGACTAAACTACATCTTTGGCCGCGCTCAACTTGTAAAACTGGCTGGAAGTCAAGAATTTAACTCTTCCATCCTCAAACAATCACTTCTAGAACCTCGTCTAGCTAATTTTGTAGCCAGAGAAGGTGAAGGCGGCACAGTCCTAGTTTACAACGGGTGTGGTGGGTATGGTGACCAGATAATGACCTGGCCACTTACACTGATATTGCACAACATGGGCTACAAAGTTCATGTGCTTGTAGACCCGGGTAATGCGGAATGCTGGTCCAACTTTCCATGGATTCAATCTGTAAATGTGTTGCCGATTGATCTCTCCATCTTCAATCTGTTCGATCACCACATCATGATGGAAGTTGTGGCCAATCTAGATGAGCATTCGCCACAACTTCACCCGCTAGACTCAATGCTATTCAAAATTGGAATTGACCCTAGTAAGGTTGATCCTGGCCTTAAGTCTGTTGCTCCAAATTTTACCCTGGACGAGACGGCCTTGGCGGATAAAGTTGTTGGAAACATGCCTATCGGCATATTTCAACTTTCAGCTGCATCACGTGTTAGATCTCTCACGCCAGACGAATCGGTGAGCCTGTTGCTTCATGTTGCAAAGTCTTTTCCAAACTTAGTTTGGTATGCCATCTATGATGGCATTGGTCATACTCATGTCTTCAATGACATGCTTAAAGATCATCCTATAAATGTTGTGCCATATGTTGCACCGAACTTGAGAGTTTTGTGGGCAATGATTCAAAAAGCCAGAATTTGTGTTGCACCTGATAGTATGGTTGTCCACATTGCCGGGTCCATGGGTGTTCCATGCGTTGGGCTTTGGGGACCAGTAAGGCCTGGTACTCGAGTGAGTTACTATCATCACCACTACTCCATCTTCAAACAAGACGCCTGTCATATGGCACCATGCCATGCTTATACGTCATCTTTTCCACGGTATTGTCCAACAGCTCAGATGCCGCAATGTGCTGTTTTGTCCGCAATATCTTTCAATGAAGTTGTCGATAAAATTAGGTGTGTACAAGACACCGTAACCAAATAAAGGGGCGTCCCGCGGAGTAGATATGTCAAGCATAGATGTAAACTTCCTGAGAGATGGCAACCCAGGAGTATTCGATGAGGTTGTCACACGCAATGGCTATGGAATCCAGAAAGGTTGTTTCAAGGGTCAATTAGTCATTGACTTTGGAGCCCACATTGGAACCTTTGCCTACATGGCTCACTCATTGGGTGAGGCTGAAAGGGTTGTCTGTGTGGAACCCAACCCTAGAAACTATGAACGTCTTGAGAGATGTTTTGGTGGTCATCACCAATTCTTTCTTGAAAATAGGGCCGCAAGTCGTGATTACACCCCTGTGAGAATCAGTGATTCTGACAATGTTTCAACGACTGGTTCTGTTGGCCATCTTGTGAACAGTGTGCCACTTCAGGAATTTGTCCACCGATTTGCTGAGTACAGAGGAAAAGCCACACTCAAGTGTGACATCGAAGGTGGTGAGTATGATGTGCTATGGACCTGTCATAGAAAAGAAGTCACGTTCTTCAACACCATACTGCTTGAAACCCATGACTCTGTTGAAAGACACTTAGCCATGAATGAGTACCTCAAGCTTTTTGGCTACAAGATTTCTAGTCAACATCAGATGTTCAAATGGGACGTGTTGCCAGATGGTAGTACCACGAACTGGCAACCACTCAATGCTTGGGTGTCTCGATTCGATCTATGATTTTCCTTCGCGAAACAGCTATCTATCTCCACATTGAAGGTGATGCCAAAGAGCTGTCAGCTCTTATTGACGAGACAAAAATAAGGCCACCAAACTATTGGCGTGCAGACTCATACCAGCTTTACAAGATGACTGGTGGTGAGAAAGGCTGGGACGGTTACATGCGTCTGATTGAACGTTCAGCCGCTCAAGCTGGTAAAGCTCTTCGTGGACTTCAGGACTCCATACTTGAAGCCTGCAAGAAGCTAAACATCGAAGTCAACAAGGACAAGCTGATCAAGAGTCCATTTCATGGTTTGGTTGTTGATGACATTCCTGATGATCTTCTTGTTGCAGACTTTGATCTTGATGGCAACCAGAAGTCATGCATTGCATCCTGGTTGAATCACGCCCATGGCGTGCATAAAGTCACTGTCAGTGGTGGTAAGACAGCCATGTTTTGTGCTGCGGCTGCCATGATCAAGAGAAGGTTTCCTGAGTCAAGATTCCTCTATCTTACACCTACAGAACGACTCATCAACCAAGTTTATCGTGAGTCACGAAAGTTTCTTCCTGACTGGGACATCACTCAGTTTGGTGGTGGCAAGAAAAATTGTGAAGGCAAAGACATGGTTGTGGCGACTGCAGCTTGTATGCACGCCAACTACGATGAGTTGACCTATGAGAAGTGGTTCAGGACTTTCATGACAGTGCTTGTGGATGAGAGTCACCATTCTTCTAGTGAGAGTTGGCAACGCATCCTTCTTTCAACTCCAGCCTTCTTTAGGCTAGGTGCCTCAGACACCACTCGTGAGGATGATGTGGTGTCTTTTTCAAGGATCCATGGACTTGTGGGTCCTATCAGGAATCGCGTTGAGGTTGACCCACTGATTCGTGTGGGTCGTGTGGCCAAACCCACCATCTATATCGTTGACAACCTAAATTGGAAAGACAGGTTTGCTCATCTGCCTCATACAGCCAGACCTGAAAGTCCAGCTTGGGCGTTAATTGACAACGAGTGGAAGAAAGCCAAGTACATTGGTCCAGTCTTTGAGAAAGCTGAACCAAACAAGAGCACTGGCAACTACAGACAGGGTGAGGAGGACGGTTATGCGAGAAACAAGAAAGGTGAGCTGATACCAACTCAAAATATGCATCACATCCAAGTGGATGACGATGATATTGAGATTGAATCTCGTTGGTGTTTGCTTGAACGTACCAATGACTTGGGCATCATTCAGTTCAAGGAACGAAACAACTTGATAGCTGAATGGACCAAGCATTTCTCTGACCAAGGACACCCAACACTTGTTGTTGCCACGCGGACTTTGCACATCCTTATCTTGCAAGCCTGCATCTCCAAAGTAGTGGATCCAAGTCTTGTAAAGATCCTTTTCTCAACCCATGATTCAACTGAAAGAGATGAGACTTTTGAATGGCTCAAGAAAACGCCTGGAGCTGTCCTGATCACGCCTCTTGTCAAGGAGGGTGTGAGTATCAACGAGATCCGTGGTGGCATCGTGGCTGACCATGTGGTTTCTCACGAGCTAATGTCTCAGATCATTGGTCGCTTCATTCGCCAGAAGAAGACTGGCAAGAATGAATGTGAGATCGTGATGTTTATCGACAGACAACACCCACGACTGAAAAAGAATGGTCTAGCCCTGTTGGAAAAGCTAGAGAAGATTCGTGGATATGAGTATGTGTTCCCAGTCTTGGGACCAGACACGAAGAGTAAAGGCACTCGTTATGAGTGCCTATTTTAGAGATCCAGCCAGTCTAGCCAACCATTCATAGTCCACTCTGTCCTGGCCTCTGGGAATCTCTTCAAGTACAAGTCTTTTAGGCTGGACTTGGCAATCTTCTCTTCAGCCTCTGGCCAGCGTGCTTTCAAGGCCTTTGTTGCATACGTGTAAGCCTGGGCTGGATTTTCAGCCAAAGCACTGAGTACCCTTGGGTTACTCGTCTTTTTGCCATTCAGAGCAGACTTGATTTCTCGGTCCTGCGCTGCTTTCATCATCAGGTCATATCCACCCACACGGTGTTGTGATGATATTTCGCCAGGAGGTTGCTCATAGATGTCAGCATGTGTGGCATCCTGTTTGTGAGCCCAACCAGAAACCCATCGGCCTCTGTACTTGTCTCGAGCATATCTGTTTTGTCCAGATTTGTCTCTGTAGACAATTCTCGCTTTAGTGCCTTGATTCTTTAAGAATCGCATCACTGCTGGCACATCCTCAACAGGGACACGTCCTAACCACGAGGGTGTTCTGTGGGTTCCCTGGACATTCTTGGGCTTGGCCTCACAGACGAATGATACAATGAAATCAATGGTGCTCATACACCCAAAATCTTTGAGATGTCTCGCGTGGCTTTAGTTCCAATCTTGGATAGCTCTTTCTTGTCATCGTCTGTGTCCATGGGACGATTGCGATTGTTCATCGCTGAGGGAGGAGCATAATCACCTTTTTCTAGGCGACCTAGAATGCGATTGGCAATACGTGACAGATAGTTCTCAAAGTCTTGTGTCGCACGACCCACTTGAATCTGCCAAGATTGTGGACCCATGGCATTCTGCAAACCATTATCAGGCCGTAGCGTCTCTGCTTTGGCCTTGAATGATTGCACCACAGGTGCGAGTTGTTTCTTTGAGATAGGCATGTTAGCCAATGATGCGATTCACCACACCTGTCTTCTTAGACTCCTTGATGTTTCTGGAGTCACGCAGACGCATGATGACGTCATCCACTGGGTCGCCAATAGCAAAAGCTCCGGCGATCAGCTCACGCAAGTGACCAAAGGAAAGTCCCTCAGTCTTCTTGGCCATGTCCTGAATCTGTGAGTCCTCAGCAAGGCCCTTGAGCTTGTGGCTGAGGTACTTCAGACGGTGTTCAAACTTGGGCGGACCCACATAGATACGCTTGTCAAAACGACCAGGACGTTGCAGTCTTGGTGATAGACGATCGATGTAGTTTGTCGTGGCAAGGTAGCAAACTCTGTCAACCTTAAGGTCACCATCCATCAGACGAAGCAGTGTGCGCTCGTCATAGGAGGCCAGCTCATCAGCCTCCTCAAAGGTAACCACAATACGACGTTCAGGTTCAATCTGCCGGACAGCACCCAGAGCGCTGGAAATTTGATCTGGAGAGTTAGCCATCAGCACGATATCTCCATTCTTGGCCATGGCCTCACCAACTTGCTGAAGAGCCAAGCTCTTGCCAGATCCAGGGGGACCATAGAGAATGATGCCACGTGACTGCATCAATCCCAACTTCTTGTAGTGCTCCTTACGCTCCCAGAATGTGGCAATCTCGTTGACAGCCTTGTGCATGGGTGAATCCTCAAACACCATCATCTCATCAGTGTTTGGTTGGATTTGCTCCAGGAACATGCCACTCATATCATGGCCAATCTTGTAAGCACCAGGTGTGAGACTGTCTGTCAATGTAACATCACCCACAGGGCGGAATTGTGGGCCAGACACTGTATACTTGAAAAAGCTCTTGGGAACTTCCTTCACACTCTTGGGTGTGGCGATGCGAGGTTGGTCATCAATGTCGTAGGATCCCTCTGATTCGCCTAGAATTCTCAGCGATGTAGTCTTTCGCATGGCCTAACTACTCGCGTAAGTATCTTGTGCTGACGACTGAGCAGATTCAATACGCCGTCGATAAAAAGACGTACCAGTTTCAATTTTGGAAGTTGGTGTGGACAAGCCCACAGACACACGTTTTCCAAAGTGATGACAACTTTGGCCTGCAGCATGTTATCATCACTCTGACAAACAACAGATTTGCCAGAGTCCAAATTGATCTGGGTTATACCACATCGTCTTGGTACGATTGTACTTTGGAAGATGTTCAAAATATGGCCACATATTTTTTCCAAAAGTGGGGTCCAGATCCAGGGTCAGTGTGGCAGGGCACAGCCACACTCAGCGGGACTTATGGCCCTATTGGAACATATGTGGAGATTGTTGGTCGTTTGCTATTGAACGCAACATTTATGTTTGGTGAAACACCAATAATTCCAGAAACCTTGACAGATTCATTTGCAGCATTTCTGGTCCCATCGGTGCCAGATGGAAATTACATAGTGACTGTAAGTGGTACAAATATTGGCACATTTGGTGTTAGAGAGCCCAATGACACACCTCTTATCACCTACGTTGTTCAGTCAGATTCTCTCTATGTGACTATAGTGGGTGATGGTTTCCATTCTAATCAGACGACAGTTGTTATGTTTGGTGTTACATATAGTGTCAATGTCATAAAACCCACTGAGTGTAACTTCCTTGCAAATGTAGTCATGGGTCCTTTTGTGTTGACTACCCCTCATGGGTCAGTCTCCTATCCCTAACCAGTAGTTACCTTGCTATGCCAGCCAAAGGCAAAAAATTCTCAAAGAGCTACACAGACTCTAAGACAGGCAGAAGGCGTACTGTTTCATATGGAGCCAAAGGCTACAAGATCAAACCTGGCACCTCAGCTGGTGATTCTTACTGTGCCCGCTCCTATGGAATTTCCCAGAAGGCTGGCTATGACTGTGCTGGCAAAGACAGAAACAAGCCAAACTGTCTGAGCAGAAAGAAGTGGCATTGTCGTGGCAAGAAGAGTGTGAAGGAGCATATTGATGACGTCATCAACGACATGCTAGCCGTCTCTTTTCAAACTGAACCCAAGTCTAACAAGGTAAATCTAGGAGAACCTCATGAACTTGCTCCGCAAGATAATCGCAGCGCTCAAATTGGCCGTTCAATTATACAGCTTGCCCAAGAACTTGTTGATCTTCACTCTCAAGAGGGTGAAGACATTGATCTTGAGTTTGAAGAAGTAACTGTCTGATTTATGCCATTTGAGTACCATGCCAGAGTTAGACAAGTGGTGGATGGTGACACCATTGTTGTAGATATCGACTTGGGCTTTGATGTGGTCCTAGCTAACCAAAAGGTTAGATTCAATGGCATTGACACGCCTGAGAGTCGTACTGCTGACAAGGTTGAAAAGGTATTTGGTCTTCACAGCAAGGATTTTGTCAAAGGATTTGTTGATAAATGCCAAAACCAGGTGATAGTTCGCACCTATCTGAGTGATTCCACTGAGAAATTTGGCCGAATCCTGGGTGACATACTAAATCCCAACGACACCAGTAAGTCTCTTAATGACATCATGATTGAGAGTGGACTTGCGGTAAAATACTTGGGTGAGAACAAGGCCCTGGTATCAGAAGCTCATCTCAAAAACAGAAAACGCCTGATTGACTCAGGCGCTGTAAAGATGACATACAAAGAAGCTGGAGTTTCCTAGTCTTTGAAGCCTCTGGCTTTTCTCTCTTTGTAGATTAAGTTGTCTCTTCTTCCTGCCTCTGAGTTGATTCTCGTCAACTCATCTGTCTGGTATTTGAACCATTCATGCTTGATTGGTTGCTTGTTCACATGGGCTAGCTTACCCATGCTGCTCAGTATCTCTGTCTGCTCACAGTCACAACATTCTGATTCGTAGACTGGATTGTAGATCCAACCAAAGTACCTGTAGCATTCATTGGTCATCACTGGCAGTGTGATAAGATCACGCCAGTGATCTCCTAAACGTGGATCATCATTGTAATTGATCATCCACGCCCATGGGTTTTCTTTGATGTCTTCTCTGATCTGAGCATCCCAACCCTGATGAGGAATCATATCATCAGCCACTGCTACAAGAATGTCCCACCCATCCGGTGAGATACCATGATTTATGGCTGCAATTTTCCCCTTGGGTGGTGTCACTGTCAGCCCAATTCTTTTTGGATTGCTTCTAGACCCGTAGTCTCTTGATAGATCCT